ACAAGATAACTAAGGATAGTTATGATTATGGCCGGAGAATGCCCTACTTGTGGTGGTACAAAAAGACTTATTGGTTTCGGTGGATTATTTGCACCCTGCCATTCTTGCGTTAATCCTAGTTCAAATAAATCAAATCAATCTGCAATATCAAGCCCTGAAGATTTCAGTCGTGAATTCGAAAAAATAAAAAAACGCGGACGGCCTGCTAAGGCTATTAATCATGGCTAAGCATCCAGGTGGTCGACCAAGCACTTATACAAAAGAATTAGCAGACGAAATATGTTGCGCCATAGCAGAGCATAATGTCGGCATAGAATCGCTATGCAACATGTTTCCTCATTGGCCTCATCATAGGACTATATTTAAATGGCTGCATCAATACGAAGAGTTCGGCCATCAATACGCGTTAGCTAAAAAAAGACAAATTGATGTATTTGTGAACGATATTAATAATCTCACCAATGAATCCCATTACTATATAGATAGCGAAGGCAATCAGCGTATAGATGCTGCTATATTGCGCACAAAAGTAGACGCAAGAAAATGGATGGCGTCTAAGCTTGTTCCTAAGGTCTATGGCGAGCGCATTAGTCAAGACACAACGGTTACAATAAAGCACGAAGATGCTTTGAAAGAGCTAGAATGACAATTAAATACGATTTTGACGAAAAAAATATCAAGAATTTAAGCTTGAAAGAATTCAACTTCATAATAATTATAAGGAAATTAAATAATGATTTGGTTCCGCGGCAAGAATAAGTTGAAATACATAATCATAAAAGAATTATATAACGAGACCATTAAAGCCAATTTCAATAATTTATTTACTACTTGCGAAGATTTGCAAACACAAATTAACCATTTAAAAAACACACGAATTGAAACCGGTAATAAAATTATTATTGATTTAATTAATGCATTCAAAGAAAGAATTGAAGCATTGGAAAAATAAAAAAGGAAGTCAGGATGACTCCACACGAAAAAGCAATACGCCAAAAACTTAAAGATAATTTCCCCCATTACGCAGAAAAATGTTTAAAAATAAGGACGAAATCAGGCAGTGTAGTACCGTTTGCGCTTAATAAAGCCCAGAAGTACATACATGCCCGTATACAAGCGCAAAAGGAAGAGCATAAGGTAGTGCGAATTATTGCGCTAAAAGGGAGACAGCAAGGATGCTCTACTCTCATCGGCGGCAGATTTTATCACATCGTCACTCATCACAGAGGCATGCAAGCATTTATATTAACTCATGCTTTAGATGCAACTCAAAATCTATACAAAATGGCTCAGAGATTTTATGAGCATACTCCGTCAATAATAAAACCAGAGGTCACGACATCAAATGCTAAAGAACTTGTTTTTGGCGGTTTGGATAGTGGTTATAAGCTTGGCACTGCTGAGAATAAGTCAGTTGGGAGGTCAAGCACTATCCAGCTACTCCACGGCTCAGAAGTTGCATTCTGGGCAAATGCCGACGAGCACGCTAAAGGAATAATGCAGGCTGTCCCGCATTTACCTGGAACAGAAATATTTCTTGAATCAACAGCAAACGGCGTCGGCAATTACTTTCATCAACAATGGCAGCGTGCCGAAGCGGGTCAGTCTGAATTTATTGCAGTCTTTGTTCCGTGGTACTGGCAAGATGAGTATGCCAAACCTGTCGAAGATGATTTTATAGCCTCAGCTGAAGAAGAGGAGTTGCGCCGACAATATAACATATCTTATCCGCAACTTAACTGGCGTCGATTTAAAATCGCTGAGCTATCAGTTTCAGGAATGAATGGCCAAAAAGCATTTATGCAAGAGTATCCTTTCAACCCAACTGAAGCGTTCCAGCTAACCGGTGAAGATTGTTATATAGAAACTGATTGCGTCATGAAGGCGAGAAAATGCAATGCAGAACAATATGGTCCTCTATACATCGGCGTAGACCCTGCGCGCTTTGGCGATGATAGAACATCGATTATAAGGCGAAAGGGACGTGTCGCATTTAATCTACAGTCTTACGTTAAGCGCGATACAATGGAAGTGACAGGACTTGTTGTTCGTATAATTCAGACAGAAAACCCTGACAAAGTATTTGTTGATGTCGGCGGACTAGGTGCTGGTGTCGTCGATAGACTAAATGAGCTAGGCTATAAACACTTAGTTGTTCCTGTAAACTCGGGTAGAAAGCCTTTGGATGCTAATCGCTATACAAATAAGCGCACTGAAATGTGGGGAGAAATGAAACAATGGCTACTAGATGAGCCTTCACAAATTCCTGACAGCGACACACTCCATGCCGACCTCTGTGGCGTTAAATATAGGTATGATTCTAATACTAGATTGACATTAGAAAAGAAAGAAGACATGAAAAAGCGCGGTGTACGCTCAAGCGATGAGGCGGACGCATTAGCTTTAACGTTCGCATATCCCGCAAAACTAAATCAGATAGATAGTAAATCAACCAGCATTGCTGCTAAAATAATGAAAACTCAGGATGAGTATTTTAAAGCGAAGGAAAGCTTATATCATGACGCTGATTATTAAGTCTGCCGAAACTAATTTGGCAAGAATCAAAGAAAACATATCTAAATCTCATCTTTATTTTAAAGAAAACTCACGTCGTTATCATGAATATCGCAAGTATTGCTATAAAACAACGGTTAACGAACAACAAAAGGCACTATTACATCGCCAGCACAAGCCTGTGGTTGAGTTTAATATAGTTGAGTCGTATGTTAGCCGCTTATTAGGCGAGTTCGCAAAGCATGAGCCTTCTATTGAGGCCACGCCATCCGAAGGGAATCCAGTACCGCGTGAAGTAATAGATATTGTCGAAGGGCACATACGTCACATACTTTATGAAGCGAACAAACAGAACTTTGCCTACGAAGTTTATAAGGATTTATTAACCGGCGGATTCTCTGTTGCAAAAGTCTATACAGATTATGCAAGTCCCATGTCGATGGAGCAAAACATCTATTTAAAGCGCGCCTTTGACGTAACAATGTGTGGCTTTGACCCAATGGCTCGTAATGCTGCTAAGGGTGACGGAAATTGGGCATTTGAAATATATCCCATGACAGTTGATGATTTTCATAGCCAATACCCAAAGGTTAGCTTATCAAACATAAGTTACACAAAAGAAATTGAAGGCTTTAACTGGTCATACAAAGATGCGAAAGAACAAAAGACTATTCTTGTTGCAGAATATTACGAAAAGAAAAAGCGTCGCGTAAAGATAATGAAGTTAGCTAATGGTCGCGTAATCACGGAAAAGAATTACGAGAAACTTAAAGAATACTGGGAAAAAGAACAAATAATAGAACAGTTTCCATCTGTCTTAGGCAAGGCACGCTGGACAGAGCTAGAGAAAGTAGTGCGCTATACGTTAATAGAGTCACAGATTATTGAAGAAGTGCAAACAGATTATAGTTATCTGCCTTATGTTTTCTTCGATGGCAACTCAGTTGTATTAACGCAAGATAATTCAAATACAACCTACCTAATGACGCGCCCCTACATATACAACGCTAAAGGCGCGCAAGACTTAAAGAACTTTGCTGGCCAGTCTTGGGCTAATTATTTAGAGAATCTTATTCAGCATAAATTCATAATAATGAAAGAAGCGTTACCTCAAGAAGAAGATTACTTAAAAGCACTTACTAATATTCAACAAGCATCGACAATAGTGGTTAATGCTTATAGCGAGAATAATCCAGACAAACCAATACCTACCCCTATTCGAGAAGTTGTTAATGCACCTGCGCCGCCTGAAATAATGAATGCATTTCAAATGACAGAGGCTACTACCCAAACAATTTTAGGCTCCTATGCCTCAAACTTAGGGAAAAATGACAATGACTTATCTGGTAAAGCTGTTATTGAGAGTGCATCAGTTGGTAATTCAGCAGCAATGCCTTATGTCGTGGGTTTTCTGCAATCATTGGCTCATGTTGCTAATATCATTGTCGATTTAATGCCGAAGTACATCATTGGCAAACGCAGTATTTCAGTAGTTAACATGAAAGGCGAGAAAGAATCACAAAAGATAAATCAAGACGGTGCGCCTTATCTTGACTATGATGAACGTGCTATTCACGTCAATATTGAGCCTGGCGTTAACTTCCAAGTTCAGAAAAACCAAGCGTTAACACAGATTATCGCTTTAATGGGCGTATCCGAAGAGTTTAATAAGTTCATGAACTCAGCACAAGGATTGCCAATACTTGTTAAAAACTTAACGGTTCATGGCGCTGATGAGCTCGAAGAAGCAATCCCGCAATGGCTTGAGCAACAGCAACAAGAACAGCAGCAACAAATGCAAATGGCGCAACAAATGTCTATGCAACAGCCACAAATGATAAGGGCGCAAGCTGAAATTCAAAAAGTACAGCATTCAATAGAGCAAGACCAAATAGAAAATCAATTCGAGATTGCAAGATTAGCCATTGATAAAGAGCTCGCAGACGCAGAAATATTAACCGCAGAATCAAAAGTAACTCAATCGCAAATAGACAGCGCTGTACGACTTGAAGAGGCGCAAACGTCGGAAGTAAATCATGCTCTAGAAACAGCGGCTAAAATGGCTGAAATCAAAGACCGCGAGCATGCTAGAGAAATGGATCATCATGGAAGTATTAGAGAGTCCGTTAAATTACATCATGCAATTAACAGCTCAAAAGAAGAAAATAAAAATGAACAATAGCGGAGATTGCAAAGTAATGGAGTGTTATGGCAAGCATCATGCAAAAGGCTATTGCGCAAAACATTATATGCGCTATCACCGCCATAAAGACACATAAATTGTAAATAAGAGCGGAAGAAAGCCTTTACCACACTGTCGGATAGTAAGGCTTAAATTTGTAACTAAGGAGAATATAAAGCATGAAGCAATTTGATTTGGACGAAGAAGTTTGGGTTGTTCCACCGACTGAATACAAGATTATTAAAAGTCTTATAAAAAGAATTTATATAAAAAGTTATTTAATTAGAAATTATAAATATCATTTGGCTCCATGCTGCATATTTAAAACAAAAAATGAAGCGATTGATTGCCTCATAGCGCGACTTAATGTGTTGCGAGATAGAAGCTATAAAGTTAATGAAGTTGGTGAAAAAAGACATGGAAAGAATAAAAAACATGAAAAAGAACTTTATAGCCTATTCATGGCCAGCTAATTATGAAAAAAGAATATATCAATAAAGGCAAAATATGCAGTGCTCATGAATGCGATAGAGCGGCTTATGCTCGTGGCTATTGTATTAAACATTATGAACGATGGCGAATTCATGGCGATATAAATGTTAATTATCACCGTAGATATAGAAAGCCCAATATAAACTTTGTATTCGATTTAATGGAATCAAAATTTAGACGCTCATATGATGAGACTAACTTTTTAAGACTTATGCTAGAAGAGGCTTATGGGTCTAATGAATGTGAAAATGTTTATAAAGGAAAGGCATTAGTAATTGAAGATATAGCTCATGATGCCGAATGGTACGATTATAGAATTAAAGATAGGTATTATGCATAAATAAGGACATTAAAATGACTAAATATAATCCAACATTGAGAGACTTAGAACAGCCGGGCGGCATTGAAAAGCTTGAACGAGACGGCTTTAGCAATGAACAAATACATAAAGAAATGTATAGACAGACAGAGGGTGCATCGCAGCAGTATCGCACTCGGTTAATGGAACAACTTTATATAAGAGAAAAGTCAAAGTAAGAGGGATTGCTATGGCCAACAGAGAAAAGATTTCTGAAAAAATGGAACAAAAATTTCATGAAAGACTTGCTGAAACATTATATAGTAACAATACAAAAGCAAAAAGAGCGTTAGGGTTTGAGCGTTCCAGAAGAAAACTTACGAATAAGGATATTTACCATGCTTATGCATATAATTGGAACACAATTGATCAAGATGATTGAGCAAGAATTAATCAATCACTCGCCTGAAATACAAGATTTAATAATTATTGAAATTAGTGTTTTTGCTAAAAAGCTAAAGGCATTGGTTGATTCTAAAATGGTTAAAGGAGCGTAAGTGTGGGTCTCGAATTAAGAAAACAACAAAAAAATATAACAATAGCATTAATGGAGTTTGTCGATAGATTGCCCTTCGCAAATTTCGCACGTGTTGAGCATATGTATGAAAATATTACTATTGATATAATTGCTTTATGTCTTAACAATATGCAAAGTGAAACTGATGAAAAAATAGATAATCGTTTAAAAAAAGAATATATAAGTCGCATAATAAAAATTATCAACAAGTATATTTTAGAACCCCAAGTAGAAAATTAAGGAATTAATCATGGCTGAGAAATGGATTTCCGGTGCAATAAAGAAACCAGGAGCGCTTAGAAAGAGTCTTGACGTTAAGAAAGGCGAAAACATTCCAGAGAAGAAACTAGAAAAGGCAGAACATTCAAAGAATCCAACAACCAGAAAACGAGCAGTCCTGGCGGAAACTCTTAAAAAGATGCACAAAAAATAATAAATTATAAACAGGGAGAATATTATGTTTGGAAACAAAGTAAGTAATTTAGGCATGAAAACT